TTTTAAGTAAGGTATATATAATAAATGTTAAGTAAATGCTTAATTAAAAATTTTTAATTAAGCATTTACTTAACATTTATTATATATACCTTACTTAAAACCCTATGTTTCTATCTTATTATGTGTATATATACCTTATTAAACCTTTGACTCGTTGTCATACTCTATTAAATATATGAGTTCTAATGATATGTCCTGGAATTCATCGATTAATTGTTGGTATGATTCTTTATGTTCATATAGTTTTTGCTTGAGCTCTTTTGCTTTGTTATATATTCTGGTTATTTCGTTTTTCTTCATTTCTTTTTTATTTACTTGTTCTTCTGTATCCATCTTAGAATCATCAGAGTCTGAGTCATTAGTTATATTTTTTCTTGGTCGTCCTCTGCCTCTTGGCTTATCTGGTTTTGGTTCGTTCTCAATAATTTCTTTTATTAGATTTCTTTTATATAATATGTCATTTGTTAATTGGTTTCTTAATTGTTTTACTTGTACCATTTTCTCTAACTCATCCCTGGATGGTATATTTGAATGTGTATCAATAACTATATGTTCTGGTATATCTGATTCTAATAATGTGCGTTGTGCTTTTAGTTCGCGGATTTGATTTCTTAGTTGTTTAATTTGACTTGTCATTCTATAATGTATATATATAGTATAATATCAGTAAATGTTTAAATACTTTTTTATTAATTAATTTATTTAATTATTTTTATTTATTTTTAATTAAATAAAACAATTTAAATATAATTCTATAATGTATATATATAGAATGTTATTTAATTTAGCTGCCTTAAAAGATATGAGCATAAGTCAATCAAAAGAATATGTTAAACAGTTCTTTATACCATTAGATAACGGTAATCATGTATTTTTAAATAACGGTGTATATGAGATTAGAGAGGATACAGAAATTAAAAAAACATATTTCAATAGAATTAACAAAGATATAACAAACTGGTATTTTAAAGAATATACAGATATAAGAACAGTGTGTTATTCTTTTAATAAGGATACACTATTTGATAACTATATAAATCTATGTCCTAAAAAATTAAATACTTATGACCCTTTATATATAGTGGATGAAACGAATGATGACTTAAATGTTATTAAAAATTATATACTAGAAGTTTTATGCTCTAATAAAATAGAATCGTATAACTATATTATGCAATGGTTGTGTAAATGTTTTAATGGTCTAAAAAATAATAGTTGTCTATATCTAAAAGGTCCGCAAGGATCAGGTAAATCAACATTATTTTATTTTATATCAAAATATGTATTAGGCGAGCATATATGTATTGAAACTGGTAGCGATCCGATAAGAACTAAATTTAATGAAATATTAGCTGGTAAATTATTAGTATGTATTGAAGAATTAGAAAACTTTTCAAAAGCTGAATGGGAGTCAATATCATCAACATTAAAAAGAATGATAACAAGTGATAAAATTAATTATCAAAATAAATGCACTAAAGCTTTTACGAGTGACAATGTAAATAATTATATTCTATGTTCTAATAATGACGCAATAAAGGATGATGATGGTAGAAGATATTTTATATTAGATATTGACAATAAACATATAGGTGACCATTCATATTACAATGCATTATATAAAGCTTTTAATAAAGAAAGTGGTAAGGCTTTTTTTAATTATGTTTGTTCATATGATATAACTGAATTTAATAGTCAAATATTTCCTATTACACAAAACAAACTAGACGCATATACAAAGAGATTAGACCCTGTATATAAGTTTATAAAAGAATCATATATATTAGTAAATGAAGATATGGATATAACTTTTAGTGAACTACATAATGAATATAAAAAAAGTAATGTATTAAAGCATACACAAAAAGAAGATTTTTCTAAAAAGTTATCTGATATAGGTATAAAGAAATGTAAGGTGGATGGTAAATATTATTTTAAGTATAAACATAATGAGTTGTTTGATATAGCAACAAAATTAAAATGGATTAATGAACTTGATGAATATAATCCTTTAAATATAAAAGATAATGAGATAAATAGATTAGATATATAAATGCCTAATCAAGTCATATACAGTATTATAAACATTAATGACCATACAATGTTTTATATTGGATCAACAAATAATTTAACAAGACGGGTAAATCAACATAAAAAAAGTACTTATAATAAAATTCATAAGAAATACCATTCTAAGTTATATAAATATATACGTAACAATGACTGGGATAATTTTGTTTTTAAAATTTTATGTTGTAATTTTGATGGTAATATTTTAGAAAAAGAACAACATTTTATTAATCTATATAATCCTCCTTTAAATTCTATAAGGTCTAGTATATTGATTATATAGGCTGGTCAAATCTAGCATTAATGCTATTCTGTTCAAATTCCATAATAATTGGTGGGTATAAATCTTGTTTAAATTTTTTGTTTCTAGTTCGTTTTTTGGTGGTTGTTGAATCTGTTTCAATTGGTTCAACTACTTTTTTTGTTCTTGGTTTTCTTGGTTTCTTAGTTGGTTTAATTAATTCTGGTGTTCTAGTTTCTAAACATTCAGCCTCCTCTACATATGGCTTATTTGATTCATTAGAGTCTAATGATGTTTTTGATTCATCAGATGATGATGATTCATCGGTTGATGTATATAATGATGATTCATTAGATGATGATTCGGGGGTTTTTGATTCGTCTGATGATGATATAGAATATTCAGACTCTGTTGGTTCGTCAGTTGGTGATGGTGGTGTTGGTTCGTCTCTTGGTTGTAAATCAGCAAGATCTGAGTTATATTTATGTAATAGGTTTGTATATTTATCATCATATTCAAACTGTGTGATTTTACCATCAATAACTAGTTTGTTTAATTTTCTTACTTGATATGTTAATTTACCTTTTAGATTTTTCATAAGTAAAAAATTTTCATCACCCTCTTTTTTGTTTGAATAATATTTTTTGTTTTGTTCATTTACTTTGTCTTTGTTTGATTGTCTATATTTTTTAGTTGCCCTTTTCTGCGCTTCTGTGTATGATGAGTATTTAACTTCCATTCTTATATTATGTATATATATATTATGTTATTATATGTTTAAGTAAGTTATTTATTCATAATGTTTATATTAACTGGTTGTTTAAATAAATTAGGTCCGTTTCCTTTGTCGTCGTTTATAATACTGTTTGTATCAGCTATAACGTCAATCTCTTTACGTTTTGATGGATCTTCTGATCTAAAAAAGTGTTTTAAAATATATTCATTCTTTTTAAAATCTACTGATTCGTTTAAGTCATCAAACATATCTAAAAAACTCTCTACATCGTCATATAAGTTACCTGATCTATATTTTGATGCATTAATAAAATGTGCTAAAGCTAAACAATAAAAACCGCATGCATTATTCATTAAACTTTGAATATCTTTCTTTTGATGTGGTAGTTCAGTCTGTTTCGTGTTTCTTTTAACAAATCTTTTAACACATTCGGGGGGTGGTTGTCCGTATGAATCAAAGTATATTGCCTTAATTGAATCATTAGGATATTTATTAACTTGAAACATTGTCCAGTGTGTTCCTTCTGATGCTTCACCTCTATTATCTACACTGTTATCTAGATTTATAATATAAGTTTTATTATATTCTAATGGATCATCTAATTCGTTTTTAAAACAAACATCCGCAAGTGGTATATTCATCTTTACCGCTAATTGCCTTATTTGTGTATCTGTTAATGACATTTTATATAGTTATGTATATATAAGATATGTTTATATACTTTTTATGATCCTCTACTTTCTCAGGTTTTTCCTCTACTTTCTCAGACGTGGATTTATTAACAACAATTTAATCGTCTTATATCGTCGTAAGTTATAATTATCCAGTGGTCTCTTCTCTACTTTCTCTACTTTCTCTACTTTTCCCAAATTTCTAAAATATTTTTTTCTTTCTATAAAATCCCAAAAAGTAGAGAAAGTAGAGAAAGTAGGCGACCCAATGAAAGAAAAATCTATAAACTATTATTAAGTTTTAATTCGTCATTTTTTGTTTTCGTCGTGTGTCGTGGTAAAAAGTTTATTTAAACTCAGTTACTGTAAACAATTTAATTTAAATCATTTGTTGTTTATGGTTTGTTAATGATGACGCAAAACGCGACGCAATAATTATGCATAAAGACCATGACCAAACACAATACCAGTATTTATAGTATCAGTTTTTAGAAGTTGATATCCAGGCGGTAACATATTATTCATATTAAAATTAACCCCATCAGGTTGTGATGATAAAGCAGGATGACCAAATCCCATCGGATGTTTCATACCTTTATAATTATGACCATGAATACTACCGCCCAAACCAGCACCCAAACCAGCACCTAAACCAAGCCCTAAACCTTTACCCATAAATCTGTTTTTAATAGACATAGCATTCATATCACCAGATAATATATTGTTGTGTAATTTGTTTATCGCGTCATTACGTAATTGTCTAAATCCATGACCATCTATTTTTTTATCTATTTGTTTATTTAATGCATTAGCACCAATTTGAGTAAAAGGAGCCATTTCGGGTGCATAACTATTTAAAGCCATTACCCCAGCATCCAATCCTTGTTTAATTCCTTGTTTTACTAATGGTTTAGCAGCATCACCAACTTGATAAGCTAATTTTTTAATACCAGCTTTTTTTAATGACTTATCGAATTTTTTACCAAATATACCCTGACCAGCTAAATGCGGATGATCTTCCGCTAATGCCTCGTGTTTTTCAGGACCAAAACTTTTATTCATTTCTAGTTCCTCAGGACTTAGTTTAATTTGTATTCCTTTTTTCTTATCAAATGATCGTGTCATTAAATCATAATTTTCAGGATTAACAATCAAATTAAAACCATTACCACTACATAATCTAACTCTATGACCATTTCTTAATTTACTTAATTGTCCGCCACTTGCTTTAATTCCAACTATATGCATTTATAAATTTATATGTTTAATTATATTTGATATATTTTTATATTACATTTATCCAACACGAGCACCAGTTATAACATCTATATCTATTTGATTACCATATTCAATAAAACAATATAAATCTAAATTATGAGTACTTTGATTTTGACCAATTATTTGAATAGATTTAGGTACAGACATCTCAACAGGTCTCATCCTTTCAATATTAACATAATAATAACAATAAGATAAATCAAATGCGGCTCTATCAATCAACCCACTAGTTAATCCATCAGTTAATCCACCATTAACACTATTTTGACCATATAACTGATTATTAAATTGTTCAAAGTTATATTTTTGAGTATTGTAAATAGCATTTTGACCACTAACTTGAACGTTAAAATTTGTAAGCCATGTAAAAGGAGAAGTAGTACCAGTTCCAGCAGTATCAAATGGAGACTGAAAAACAGGAGTACCAGAAATAAATCCAGTATTAGTATTTACAGATACGGCAAGGGGATTTGAAGGATTACCGCCACCAGGAAGACCAGTAACAGTAGTACTATATGACACATTGATATTAGGACCAGCAGATGTAGAATAAAATGGGAGAATTAAAATAGATTTAATATTTCTAATACCATTAGATAATAAGTTATTAAACTGATTACCAGCAGCAACATTTAATACTTGATATTGATATATATCTGTATATCTAATAGTTTTAACAGGGCTTGATAAATAAGCAGATTCAAAAACAGGATTAAAATCATAAGCAGGTATATATAAATACACAGATTTAGATAAAGGACTATCCCCAATATTAGAACTTAAAGATGTTAACTGATTATTTAATACACGGGCGCCGACAGAAATATTAGCAATATAATCTGTTCTAACTGAAACACTAGTAGCCGCCCCAAACAAACCAGGAGTAAAATTATTACCACCATTCGGTATATAATTAAAACCACCGACCGTTGAAGTTGATGCTGTACTTGATATCAACGACAATGAAGATGTTATCATTAATGGATTTACACCACCAATAGGTACAGAAACCGCAGAAGCAATTAATTGTGTATAAGTAGGACTATTATTATTATTATAAGATGCTATAGCCGAAAAATTAGTAGATGCATTATTTAAATTAAGTGTCATTTTCATAAATACACCTTTTAATAACGGCACCATATTAAAAAACGAATGAATGTGTTTTAAATACACAATCGCAGTTATACCAATTTGTATAAATCCAGGGAGTACTTGTAAATTTGTTGTATTAGTAGAAGCACCGTAAGCAATTAATGTTTGATTTTGTTTTTTATAAATAAGAGACTTCCATAAGTTTTGTACAGTATCTTTACTATTAAAAAACGATAATATGTTATTACCAGGGACAGTAGAAACAATAGTAGAATTAATACTAGCAACAACAGCACCATTTGCTTGCATAACACCATCAGGATCAAATATTACACTATTTAATCTTGCAGTATAACCAGTATTACCTAATCCAGCTCTATAATTATATGACACATTACCCGACGTGATACTATTATTAACTACACAATTTGTGTTATTACAAATACCATTACCAGAAGCCATACCACCGCTAATTGTAGCATTAATAAGACCACTACTATTATATTCAAATGTTCCTGGGTCGTCGGGATAAAAACCAATTGTAGCGCCTTGAGTATTGATATCGTCTAATGATAAAGTAGTCATTAATTTAAAAGAATTCCACATATTAATATAAGGAGTTTGTTGTATGATTGTAGTACCATTATAATCTAATGTTATAGAATGAATAATTTGACCGAACCAATTTTTAAGACCAATACACGACGGGGCAGGGCGCGTTGTTGTTAAAGCCCCATCGGCGGGCGCAGGATTAAAAAAAGAATTACATCCACCAGTACTAGAATATAAACCATTAGAAGCATAAGACGCAGTAGACCCTACTGTTAATGTTAAGGGTAGTAATAAATATGCTTCTCTATATGACATATATTTATTACTATTCGATAATTGTGATGTATCGATGATTGATTGATTATTATTATAATTTTGATTTTGATTATCTAAAATGTTAATCCAGTCTTTTCTAATAAAGACATTCGGTGATCCCTCAACTTCTTGAGCTAGATCAAAAACTAATTTATCTGACATATATAATTTTTATAATTATATATGTTAAATATCTTTTTATATGACTTACAAGCCATCAAATTAAATGGTCAT